AGCGTGTCGGTCGAGATTGATTATATTGCAGAACCAACAGCGGCCAAGTTCCATGCCTCGGAGAAATTTGTTCGTGGAATGATGGGGCCGATTGGTTCGGGCAAGTCTGTCGCCTGCACCATCGAGATGTTTGCCAAATCAATAGTACAGCAGGCCCACAAGGGTGTACGCAAGTCCAGATGGGCTGCTATCAGGAATACCTACCCGGAACTCAAATCAACTACGATCAAGACGTTCGAGGACTGGTTCCCGAATGAAATGTGCCATATCAACTGGTCACCGCCGATCACCGGCAACCTCATTATGCCATTACCTGATCGCACGAGAGTCGAGATGGAAATCATGTTTCTGGCGCTGGATAAGCCCAATGACGTGAAAAAATTGTTATCACTGGAACTTACAGGATGCTGGTTAAATGAAGTCAGAGAAATCCCCAAGCAAATTCTGGACGGAGCTACTGGTCGTGTTGGACGCTATCCGGCGAAACGACGTGGCGGCCCTAGCTGGTCTGGAGTTATCATGGATACAAATCCGCCGGACGACGATCACTGGTATTACAAACTTGCCGAAGAACTTAAACCCGATGGATTCGAATTTTTTCATCAACCGCCCGCGCTTATACAACTTGAGGACGGGTCATACCTGCCAAACCCAGAAGCAGAAAATGTTATTAATCAACCACTCGGCTTCGAATACTGGCTGAGACAAGTCTGGGGTAAAGACAAGGATTGGATCGATGTTTATATTATGGGCCTGTATGGCTCGATCCATGAAGGCAAACCGATCTTTGCCGAGTACAACGACGATATTCACTGCGCCAAGGAAGACCTTGAACTCTACAGGGGCGTCCCACTCTATATTGGTTGGGATTATGGGTTGACTCCAGCATGCATAGCCGGTCAGTTATCACCCCACGGACAGTTAAGAATTGTCGATGAATGGTGTACCGAAGACATGGGAATCAGGGAATTTGCCCGAGATATCGTAAAACCAGCCCTGATCAATAAATATGCAGGGATGAATATCATATCGGTAGGTGATCCTGCCGGGAAGGTCAGGAGTCAGACCGAGGCAACATCCTGCATGCAGATTCTTGCCGAGGAAGGAATTCCGACTGAAGGCGCACCGGATGCGTCGAATGAAGTCACTGCACGACTCGATTCAGTCAGGTTTTACATGAAAGCCATGGACAGGGAAGGCAATCCGGGTTTTATCATAGGCCCGAACTGCAAGTACCTGCGTCGTGGGTTTAATGGCGGGTACAAGTATGAGCGTGTCCAGATAGTCGGTGAGGAACGATACAAGGATCAACCGGCCAAAAACAAGTACTCACACCCGCACGATGCTTTACAGTATCTGTGCTCACGCCTGCGCCATGGATTGAAAATGGTTCGGTCACAACCTAGAGCGATCAAGAAACGTACCGCAGCAGGTTGGACTTAATGCCAAAAATTGAAGTTAATGTTCAGGACATTGTTGACAAGATCAAGTCTAAGCTGGATTTTCTTGGTGTTGGGAAGGTCTATAAAGGGCGCAACGATATGGAAGGTCATTTCGTAATCAAGTTTGCACTTGATGAACACAGAGAGCTTGAAATCGATATAGACGTGGCAATGATGCTGGCAAACAAAAATTATCTGGATAATCTGATGGATAATATCTATGACCTGAATGAGAAATCTATACAAAGGAGTTATGAGAAATGTCGAGTTTTGGTTTAATCAGGGTTATCCCCGGCCATGAAATCGGGAGTGATATTCCCGAGAAAGATATTGTCGAGGTAGTCGAGTCTCAGCTTACGCAGCATATTCGCTATCACTGGGAGATAAACCGTAATGCCAAGCTTCGAATCGAAGAATCATTGCTCGAAGATTTACGAGCCAAGAACGGTGAGTACCATCCTCAGAAACTGACTCAGATACGTTTACAGGGCGGTAGTGAAATATACATGATGATCACCGCCACCAAGCAACGCGCTGCTTCAAGCTGGATCAAGGATATTGCCCTGCCTGATGATGAAAAAGCATGGGGCATCGAACCTACCCCGATGCCGGAACTGCCCCCATGGGCTGAAAAAGCCATCCAAGAAAGAATGGGTGAAATGGAAGTGGACAATCAAGATTTTATGAAATTGCGTGAGTTCATGTCGATTGAACTGCGCGAACAGGCGAAATACTCGGCTGAACAGATGGAGCTTAAAATCGAGGATCAACTGGTAGAAGCCAAGTGGGGTAAGGTTATTAATGCCCTGATCGATGATTTCACCACGTTTAGTACCTGTATTCTCAAAGGCCCACAAATGAAGAAGCGTAAAACGCTTACATGGAAGCCTGTCTTTGGATCAGTAAAACCAAGTATTACAGAGGAACTAAGGCCGGAATTTACCCGTGTCAGCCCGTTTGACATCTATCCATCACCAGAGGCTGAGTGGATTGACGATGGTAACCTGATCGAGCATATACGCTTCCCCAGAGGGGAGTTGTACAACATGATCGGAGTACCCGGATACAAGGACGATCAAATACGAAAAGTTCTCAAGGAATATACTGAGGGCTTACGCGAATGGCTCTGGCAGGACACGGAGCGAAATGAAAACGAGATGCACCATCATTGGTGGCGCGATGGCAAGAACGGTTTAATCGATGGTCTGCATTACTGGGGATCGGTGCAGGGATCGAAACTGAAGGACTGGGGGCTTGATATCCCTGATGAAATGGCCGAGTACCAGATCGATGCTATTTTGATCGGCAAGTATATTATTCGTTGCCAGATCAATAATGATCCGTTAGCCCGTAGACCTTATGCAAAAGCTAATTATGACCCGATTCCGGGGGCATTCTGGGGGAACTCAATCAGATATCTGATGAACGATGTGCAGGAGTTCTGTAACGCCACTGCGAGGGCACTGGTTAATAATATGGGCATGGCATCAGGCCCGATGGTAGAAATCAACTATGAACGGCTCTCACCGCTCGAAGACGAGCTTGATATATACCCATGGAAGGTTTGGCAGACTAAAGGTTCCGAAGTAGGTGGTGGGCCAGCGATACAGTTCTTTCAACCAGAATCCAATGCTTCGGAATTAATGGCGGTCTATGAACAATTTGAACGCAGGGCAGACGATGCCACGTCTATTCCGAGATACGCGCACGGTAATGACAAGGTAGGCGGTGCAGGTTCAACCGCATCAGGACTTAGCATGCTTATGAGTTCGGCTGCGAAGGGTATTAAGGCAGCTATCGGGGCATTCGATTATGGTTGTATCACCCCTGCAATAGAGCAGATGTACTACTACAACATGATTACCAGCAATGACCAGTCCATTAAGGGCGACAACAAGATCATAGCTCGCGGAGCAAAGGCTTTACTACTTCGAGATATGTCACGTCAACGCCTGACTGAATTCCTGCAACTGACATCCAACCCAATAGATATGGAGATTATCGGTATCGAGGGTAGGGCGTCAATGCTGAGAAAAGTTGCCAAAGAGTTCGATCTGGAAGGCATTGTTCCAACCAAAGCGGTTATCCAACAGAAAATGCAGCAACAGGCCGAGAATCCACCGCCTGATCCAGAACAGTTGAGAATCGAAGCTGATATCGAAATTGAGGGTATCAAGCAACAGGGCGAGGCTGATCGGGCAGATATTGAATTCCAGTTCAAGAAAGATGTTGAAGAAATATCTCTACAGAAAATCGCAGCCAGCAAAGAAGAAGGATTGGCTAGGATTGAGGCTACGAAGGCGGCAGCGCTTGATAAACAACGACGTGATGAATCTATGGCAATTCGCCTGATGGACGAAGAAACCACCAGAATCAAGGAACGCGCCGAAGCAAATGCCGAGGCTGATATCGAAAAGCATGGCATGACCATCGAACTCAAGGAGAAGGAACTGGAACTCAAGAAGGAAGATAACAGGGCCAAGGAAGCTATTGCCAAAACGCAAGCAGAAGCAAAGGCGGCTGAACCAGCCCCAGAACCTGCTAAACCGGTAGAAGCAAAACCCATGGAACTGACAGTTATCATCGATAACAAGTCAGGAAAGATCAAGAAAACGATCAAACTTAAAAGGGACAAGAAGGATCAAATAGACACAATCGATGTTGTGGAAACAGAGGCTTGATGATAGTGTTCGAAATTGGTGAAGTAATTGTATGATTATAGGGGTAGTACCCCACTAACAGGAGAGGCATTATGTCTTGGCGTGAACTATTACATGTAACAAAAATTATCGGAACAACTGGTGATCCAGCGCCACTGGAAGTACCGACTTTTCTTTTAGCAGATGTGCCAGATGCGGCTCGTTGGACTGGTCACATGATTTGGATCAGTGACGCGACTCCAAATAATCTCGCTGTTAGTGATGGAACAAACTGGATAGCCACCGACGACGGCGCAACCGCAGCCTAATCCAATGTCGGTCAAGTTGTTAGAGGGCTGGGTTGGATTCCTGAAGAACCTTATTGGTTTAATCATAATCATCGGCGGTGCAGTTGCCATTGCCGGTGATATGAGATGGGTAACAAATTATAAATTTGATTTGGCATCGAGCGCCCAGACAAGGGCGTTAGCCCAATTGGAAATCAATCAACTCGACAGACAGATAACCTTCCTACAGATCAAGGTTCGTACCAACGAAGCGACCGGTTCAGAGAGAATTATACTTCCAGAATTGGAACGGCAGTTAAGAGAATTGAAAGATAAAAAAGCAGCTATTGAATAGTTCACAAAACATTTAATCAGAACTATAGTCTAAGTGACTATGCTTAAAGTACTCTTACTGCTTGTTGCTTTGCCGTGCGCCCAGTTAGCTTTTGGTGCTATACATGTAGATATCGAGAGCGATATTGTCGAGCCGATAGCCCGACTTGCTTTGGAAGGCACGTTGAATAAGGGCGTGTGGATATCTGAAGGCGATTATATAGAAAATTGTCTGCCACAGACTATCAATGATGGAAAGCTTTATTGTATTAGAGCGCATGTTAGTGAATACAGGATATGTAGCCTTCGAATAATTTCCACGGAGGGCCATGTATTATTGAGATGTGGAGATTTTATTTAATATCAGATAGTATTCCTGTACAAGCGGAGCGACGTTTCGTTTAAACTCAAAGATTGCTGGTTAAGCTAGTTGTCTCCGTTATGCACGTATTTTTTATAATTATATAGCGAGACAACGATATGCATTTACGAGACTATTTTACCGCTAACGACCTCGGAGAGCAGGTTCTATCCGGGGTGCGGATTGAAAAATTAGCCAAAACCCGCAGGCATCACTTTTCTTACGCGACTGTTGCAAAGTATGAAGGTCGCGGTCTTTTAACCAAAACAGATACCACGATTACCCTGCATACTGTTGACGGTGATATGGCATTCAATATCGACCATCCCCCCGGTCGTTACTGCCTGCACTGTCAGGAATCCTTACCGGACGAGCATCTGGAAGATGGTGGTGCTTTCATCCCACAAGGCGATCCGAGACTTGGCGCTGGTGCCAGAGCGCACGTGGAAGCAAAGCACAAGGGCAAAAAATCACCAAATCCAGCATTCCCGCATGGGTACAAAATGAAGAATTATTGGGGAGTTACCCCGGATGATTCAGTGCCTACCATTAACCCAAAGGCAATAGGTTCGATACTTGCCGAAGTTGCATTAGGAGTATAAGTCATGCCAGATTTTGTATTCAATACAGCACTCGGCGCAGTCAAAGAAAAGGCTAATAATGTCGAGATAAATATCCCTGCCGCAGCACTTCTTCGGATGCATGCATGGGTATCTTCAGCAGCAGATGATTTA